CTGTAGTAGCCGATCCTGCTGGAGCAGAAACACCTGCTGGACGATAATAAGCACCCCAACGCTCTGTGTCAAAACTTTGTCCGTCAACTGAAGCTTCAAACATTTCTTTGATAACTTTCAATTCGACTTCATTAGGACGTTTTGGAAGGAACGTGCTTAAATCATATAAGCCATATTTTTCAATTGCCGCTTGTTCAGCTTCAGTTAATGCTGACTCTTTACGTGCCCACTTACTGCTTGAGTAATCAGCAAAGCCACCTTTAGAACCTTTACTGATACGGAAGTCTAATCCACGTAACAAGTCTGTTGGTAATTCTTCCAATTCTGGATCCATCAATGCTGCCTTAATGGTAGTAAAGATTTGAGGACCAATGATAAAACGTCTAATTGGATTTTCAGGAGCTTTGTCATCGGCTAAGGGATTTTCACGTACAAATCCTTGGAAAATATAATCACGTTTTTTCCAATATTTACGACCCATTTCTTCTAATGATTTGTCCTTGAACCAAGTACGTACTTCTGTTAAAATTGGGCAAGTATCTCCCCACATTTCTACGCAAGGTACACGTACTGTTGTTTGTTTGCTTTCTAATTCGCCTTTTATACCATTGAATGGTAAACGAATCATTGCTCGTTCTTGCCAAAAGAAAGTATTTTTTGTATTACCATCTGGTAAAAAACGAAGTGTTGCTGATTGACCTTCTTCAATACTCCAGTGTGGATAAATTGAATTGTCACCTTGAGATTGTGTACTACCTTGTTTGTTGTCTGCCGCTTGTAAGCGAGCGCGGATTTCTGCTAATGATGCCATTTTAAGTTGCCTTTCTAAGTTGTATAAAATGTGATGCCTATCTAAATTCTTTAGATTAAAGTTGCTTGCCTAGTTATTATACACATCTAGGTCTGTGTTTACTACAATTATGGTTAAGTTGCCTAAATTCTTTTTAATATTTATACTTATCTAATAAAAATACTCGATAATTCTTTCATTCTAGTTAATTCAATATTGTCAGTACTAACTTCTGTTTCACTTTCTCTTATACCTGCTAATGCTCTAATTCTCATTAACATGTCTTCGTCTTTGGCTACTACAGGTTCCATTTTACCTGAATGACCATACTGTCCTTGTAGCGCAGTGTTTTCTTCTAAGAAGTTGCCCCTACCAACTGTTTCACTAGTTAGTCGATCACCAATCATGCCACCAATCATTCCACTTCCTGGTACTTCAGGCGCAAGTGCCATGCCAGCCATTGTGCCTACTGTTTTGCCAAAGTCATCTTCGTCCATTTCAATATTAGTATTATCATCAACCCCATACTCTACTTCTAGTTCACGTTGGATACGCTGTAGTATATCTTTGATATCGGTTTTTGGATCAAGTCCGTTTTCTCTAGCTATCGCAGGAATTTTTTCTTCAATTTGATTGGCTACAAATTTTTCTGCGTTGGATTTTGGACTATAATAAATGTCAAATATATCAATATTTCCACGAGCAATTTCCTGTAACATAATATCTATTTCACTCCTAGCACTTTCTGACAACGTAGATTCCATTTTAAAATCGCTGTTCCAGCCTTTTAATGCGCCTGACATAATGTTATTTTTTGTCATAGCCGCCCCTAGAGCTCCTGCGGCAGCACCAGTGGGATTGCCTTCTTTAACTGGTAAAGGTATTTCATATTCTGGATGTTGTGCTAACCAATCTAACGCAATCTTAGCATCATTTTGACTAATCATAAATCTTCCACGAGCTCCTGAAGCAGCCTGTTTCAAATACTCAGGATTAAAGTTTACGCCAAATGGCTTTTTTTGCTGTGATATTTGTTGGTTCATTGTCTGTTGTTGCTGAGCAGTAAATCCGCTGGGATCTGGTTGCCCGTCTGGTGTAATACTTACTCCGCCGGCATGAGCTCCAGACATAGCGCCTAGTCCCAATGCTCCTGCTACTGCGGCATTGCGAGCCCATTTGCCCAAGCCTTCTTCTAATTCAAAGTCACTAGAAGTTTCAGATAACCCAGCATCTTTGCGTAGTTGACTTATGGCATCTTCTCCCATATTAACAGATTTTTCTAATTTGTTTTTCCAAGCGGCTTCTATTTTAGCCTGTGTTGCTTCATCACTGAGCACATTTTTCATTATTTGTTGTTGCTCTGGTGTTTTGCCGTAACCTTGTTCTTTCATTTTTCTATAAACAGCATTTAATAGTCCGCCTTCTTGTTCTAAACTATTTTGACTTATAGTACGTACAATTTCATTCCAGTTAGCATCATTTGTTTGATTCTTAGCAGGATTGCGATACTTTCGACTTCTTAAATATTCCCAAGCTCTTTGTTCTTGGCTATCTTGTCCTGCTTCTTGTGCCAAACGACCTAGTGTAGCGGCGTTATTTTGATATTGTGCGGCCAATCGCATTACCGCGCGATAATCTGCCATGTCTTCAATATATTCGTTTAGATCTTCTTCAGTAAGTTCACTGTCTTGATCGGCGCTGGGAGTTTTTTCTATTTTTAATTTGCCTATAACTTGTGCTATATCGTGATTGTCTTTTAATTCTTCTAAACGATCTAAAACTATTTTGCGAGCGTCTGCGTTAGCATCTTCTGTGGATAATGTTTCTAAACGATTAAACAACTCATCATCGCCAAATATATCATACAACTGCTCAGTAGCATCAGTAGCATCGGGACCAACTGGCTGCTCTCTGCTGAGAAAATCTATTAAAGCTGTTTGTTTTTCTGGAGTATCTGGCAAAGCCCAAGTGCCTTCAGTGATTAAATTTGCCCAACTTTCAAAAATGTCAGCTTCTTTCATAACGGTTTCCTGTTGTTTTAATTTTGCCAATAGTGGCAATGCTTGCTCTATACGACTGTCAATATTTTTTTCTACAAACATATGACGCAAGTCTTCAATAATTACATCTTCATCTGTGATAGCAGCCGGATCCCATGCTTCAAAATAAGACGCATATCCGTTTTTTGTACCAATAGATTTTAAATTTTTATGTAGTGTTTCATAGTAAATGCCAGCTTCGGTTATTAATTTGGCAGTTTCATCTTCAAATATTTTTCCCTGACTAGCTTTTTTAAAGCGACTTAATAAGTTCATTTCGCTTACGATTGTGGCAATATGTTGACCGCGAACATCATAAGGTTTACCACCTTGACGTATGTGTTCTAACATAGCACGTCCGCCAGATAATTTTGTAAATGGTAGTTTATAACGTTCACCCTCGGCAGTTTCTAAAAATAAACTTTCAATATGGCGATATCTTGCTTCATTTTCACCTATAACACGTTTGTGACGTATCATTAGTCTAGCTTCAGTGGGAGCAGCATTCCAGGATATATTCTTATGACCTTGCCATGCCTCAAATAAACCTTCACGGATAGCGGCTTGACCTTTCATACTGTACTTTAATTTGTTTAAATCTTGTACACTAAATGATTTTAAATTTTTTGTACTTAACTGTTTTAATTCATAGAGGAAGTCAAACCAACCTTTTTTGTCGTCGCCTTCCATGGCTTTTCCAATATTATCACCTGAATAAACAGTTACATTATTATCATCGCCTAGCATTATTACCACAGTACCATAATCTTTTCCACTGTCTGCTGTATAATCAAACGAAAATAAATCTGCTTCATTAGGGCTACTAGCTGGTTTTCCTGACTCATCTAAAGTTTGGGGTTCAAAATTACGTGTGACAAGAAGGTCGTGTAATTGTTGATTAACGTTATTATTACTCATAGTAATGTATTTAGTTAATAGGCTATACTAACGAATGGTAATGGAGCTTCAATAGTTTCGCCATGATCACGCATGTGCGAATCCATTTCTGGATGATATTCCTGTAATAATATCATCATACGTGTGACTAGCAAAAGCGCCATAACTAAGTCATCTGTACTGCCAGATTTGGCAGCATAACTAAGTCCGTGCGCCACGAAAGTTTTAAGTTCAGTAACAAGTGATTTGCTGTATAACTTCATTTTGTTTGATTCAATCAGTGTTTTTAACTTAGCACAAGCTGTAAGTTTGTTTTTAGGACTTGTGTTAAATCCTTTACGATACCTGCCGGCTCCCCGTGTAGGATCTGACAGGAAATAGCCCTTAATGTTTTGCTCACCAAATTGATCTATTGATATAAGAGCGGCTTCTCCTATGTTGTTATTTTCTATACTATAGTAAATTGACTGTTCATCTTTGGTGATATTATAGACGTACTTAACTATGTCAGAAAGTATGCGAATTTGTTCAGGAATAGGTGTACGATTGTGTTTCCACTCACCTATTTGCTTAGTTGAGTTAGCTTCAAAAATCTGTATGGCCGCAAAATCTCCGCCAGTTCCTAAACTGGGATCTAAGCCTATACAGTACATTTTTCCTGGTTGAGGTTCACTGTACCAACGTACTTGGCTTGTGCGGAAAACCGGCTCAATTCCCTCTAATTCAATTAATTTTGTTGGTGCGATAAGTGTTTCATCGTTTATAATAAATTCGCAATTTGAGCACAGTATGTCGTTAGCGTAGAAGCGGCGATTTTTTTCAACATTTAATAAATCGTAGACTTGTTCCGTGCCAGCAAGTTTAACACTGACTACTCGTTGTATGCCGGTAGATGTATGTATTCGCATTCCGGGTAATAAATGCTTTACCGATGTCTTTGACAAAGTATCTGTAAATATGTCATGATCGAGTGTTGCCTTGATAGATGTATTTGATAGTCGTAACTCTGCTACTTGTCGTACTGCTTTGTTTAATACTCCATCAAAATTGCTCCACCCGGTATCAGTTAATACTTGTAAACCCTCTGTATTATTGTGCAAAATCGCTGTCATCTTTTAGCACCTCATAATTATTTTTATCTTTAAATAGCCAAACTTCGTAGTTATATCCTGCGTTTAGAACTGCTTTGCGTTTGTTTAAATTTTTAGCAAGTCTATTTTTGTATTTGTTAATGCCATTGCCGTCCCACCACCATTGGCTTTTAACTTCTATAATTTTATTTTCGTGTGGAATGTAAATGTCAGGATAATAGCACAGATTATTTCTGCTCATGTCAGTATATTTAAATACTGGCAACGAATATTGTTGCGTACGGTCATCTATTACCAACTGTTCTTCGGTGTAAGTTTCCAATAGTTTAATAATAGTAATATCTTCATACCCTCGAACCCAAACTATCTTCCCTGTCGGCATAACGAATTCCCTTCCAAAACTATTTGCTTTTGCACTATTAGTTTTAACTTCGGGCTTTAAGAAGGCATTTTCAACACCAAATCGATCCATACAAGTTGCTCGACGTTTATTAACAATAATATCTATTTCATCCTCTGTTTTTGCTTGCCACGTTGCACTTGTTTGTTTATTATTAGCATAATACTCATTACCGTATCTATTAAGTTTAGTTTTTTTGCTTTTATCTTTATACTGAGTTGATTGTGTTACCCATTCTACACCGTAGTTTTTTAAGAAAGTTGCTTTTGCTTTGCTTACAGTTATCGCGATGTTGGTATCTGTACGTTTTGCGGCGGCTTTTTGTTTATTTTGCGAATCTTGTTTTTTTTTGGCAGCCGTCCATGATTTTTTAGTAGATGATACTTGCTTACCAACGCATATCGGATCTCCGCAAGTAGTAGCATACGAACAATTTTTTTGATAGAATGTTTTAGATTTGCCGCAAGCGCACACCTCTTTAATACCCGTGATATATTCCTCGTAGTATGCTTGATAAGTTAAATTATTTTTGCGTAAATGTTTAGTAAATTGCCCGTTAGTTTGACAATAGATAATATTATCTATTTTTGAGGTTATATAATTTGCCGTAGTCATAATTTTTAGTATAGCATATTTAACTTGCAGGGTTAAGGCTATTGTACAAATCCCCTATTGTTTGCTGGAATATTCTGCCAGTGGAATCGCGCAAGGTTAGCATACTATTTAGCGTAAGGCAGTCCATCTCACGACGAAAGCGATCTTCACCTAATTGTGATCTTGTTGATGCGGCCCAAGCTTCGTCTCTATCTGGATGTTCTTGCCACTTGCTACGGAAAGGTCTAAAGCCATTGATACCCACTTCTTGTGGATTACCATGACTATCTTCCATTTTATTAGCACCTTTCCACAGTAAAGCAAATTGGTCTTCGTCGCTATTTGGAGTAGAAGTAATAATTGCTTTACCACCAGTTGCTAGTGTAGGGCTTATGGAAGTCCAGAATTCTTGAGCTACACTTGGTCTTACAAAGGCAAACTCATCACAATATAATAAAGATATACTCATACCACGACCAGTATTTTCTGTGGTGGTAGTTGACATAATTCGCGATCCATTTTCAAAATCTATAGATCCCTTATTATAGTTTGTGGCTCCGGCACGTATGTGATCTGGACAAAGCTCATAGGCATATCTCACACGAGTCATAATTTCCTGCGATCCGTCGTACTTGTGTGCGGCAATTAATATAGTAGAATCAGGCACAAACATAGCGTACCAAAGCAAATATCCAGACGCACTAGTTGATTTACCAGTTTGACGTGGCATCATAGCGATAGAGAATCTATATCCGTGATACGTATCTATTAATCGCTTTTGATAGTCAAAAGGATGATACTTCATCTTGCCTTTAACAGGATGCTGTATGTAGAAAAAATTGTCCATAAAGTAGTGCGGTCCTGTAACAGGGTCGGCACACTTGGCAAATTCATCTAGTTGTTGTGCTGTATAAACTTGCTTTTTATGTGGACTTTTGGCTAGTGTTGAGGCATCAAATCCCATAAAGATATTTATCCTATAAGCAATGAGCTAAATAGTTATCAAGGAGATTAATTATGAAAAAACTTTTACTATCATTACTTGTTGTCACTGGTGTGACCGCAACTATTCCAGCACTAGCTTGGAATCAAAGACAACCTAATCCAGTGGCCCAGTGTCAAGTACACGCTCCTTATGGATTACCCGCAAGTGCTCGCCCAGTTCAACCTATTTGCCGTCAAGCCTACTTGGTAGGATATGATGCTCCGGTAAAATTGCCTGAGTTTGTTATGTGGACGTTAACTCCTGATCATGCCTTAGGATGTGTTGCTCGTAGTAATGCATTTGCCGCTGATCAAAGTGTTGCTGGTGGTGCTACTCCTGCTGATTATGCTGGTACTGGATACGACAAAGGCCACATGGCTCCTGATGGTGATCAAAGTTGGGATCAACAAGTTGAGTTTGAAAGTTTTTTAATGACAAACATGAGTCCACAAGCAGGCAGTTTAAATCGTGGTATTTGGAAATTGTTAGAAACATCAGTGCGCGGTTGGGCAGTACAAAAAAATCAGTCATTTAGTATTGTATCAGGTGGAGTTTACAGTCAAGGCGATTTAGTTATTGGTAATGGGGTATTAGTTCCCCATGCTTTTTATAAAATTGTAATTAATAATTCTACTAAAGAAGTAGCTGGTTGGATGTTCCCACACGTTAAACCATATCCTAATTTAGGAAATGATTTAACTAAATTTAGACTTCCTATTAGTCAAATTGAACAACAGGCAGGTGTAAAATATGCATTTCCTGCTGGCGCTATAGAACTACAGCCTGGTAAAGAATGGTCAGTTGACTTTGGTGCTCTCACAAATCAAAAACGTAAGTTATGTGGTGCTAGTGCTAGCGTAGACTAATAAATTTTTTTAAAACTAAAAAGCCAGCAGCTGGCTTTTTAGTTACATGACCAATTGCCGTTAATATAGGTAGCCAACATTATCCACTGATGTAACTGGATTCATATTACTGCTATTTTGTAATTTAAAATCTGGACGACTTCTTGTTCCTGTTTTTCCTACAGCATTGGCTAACTCACGTAATATCCCTTCAAATCTCATCTTGGATATCCTTGAAATCCTTTTACTGGACTTGTTTTTTCTACATCGGGCATTTCTTCACTGGCCATTGTGGCAATTTGTATAGCATCACTGCCTGGTAGTCCCATTGATATTAACGCATCACGAATATATTCACCAGTATGTGGATCATAGCTTACAACAAATTCATTTTCGCCAAATATAGCATCTGGTTCAAATTTTGGTACTCCATCTTTTTTACGCTGAGCCGCTCCTTTAGCTCCGGCTATAGCTACTCCAAAGCGGTACTGTAAATATGGATCTTGGTTTTTTAATGCTGGAATTTTCCAAGCACCTGGCAAGGCCAAGGCAATATCTTGCTGTAAGCTACCAGTTCTACCTAGTGCTACTTCAACAATAAATTCTCTTGCTCTCATCTCGGATATCCCGCAAATCCTTTTATTGGACTTGTTTTGTATACAGTATCTGGTTCAGTAGACTCTTGACTACTAATTACCGTGCCTTTTTCTCCCATAGCTTTTGCTGTGGCTGCTAGGATTTCAGCATCTGCTTTTGAATATGCCATTGACGACATTTTTTGTCCTATTGGTCCATTTGCAGATAAAGGTTCTGTTGAATCAACTTCATTTGTTTTAGGTTGTCCAGCGGCTGCTACAAGAAAACGCCACATAGCGTAAGGATTTGAATTATCTAATCCATCATACCTCATCATTCCAGGCATAGGACCTAACTGCTCTTTACTAAATGCTGAATGAGAGCTTTCAGAAATAAATTCTCTCGCTCTCATGATTAAGCTGGGTTAGTACTTTTCGTAAATGGACTAATTACGCCATATTGTGCTGAACTAGCAGTGCCAATTTCTTTGGCAGTAAACCCAGATCCAGAAATAGTCAAATAATTTCCAGCGCCAACATATATTTGTTGACGACTGTTTGCGGCTACTTGGACAGAACTTGAATAAAGATTGCCCACAGCACTGGTAGTACCTAAAGCAGTAACATAAACATTATAACTTATCGCAGTTTCTGTTACTATTTCGCATTTATCTGTATACCAAATTGCGTTTGATACTGAAGTGTAGACATTAGCCTGTGACATATTTTATTCCTTATTTTGTTCTTGCTTCTATAGCTTTATATAAATCTACAAAACTGCGAGCTTCGCTCATTTTATCACTCATTTGACGATCAGTTTGACTAGATATAACAGGAATGGTAGTTTGCCCAGTAGCCTTAGGTTTATTTAACCCGCCGCTATATTGAAATGCATCATTACTGTATTCCTGATTACTAGGATAATCTGGATCATTTTCAGTAACATCTACATCTGCTTCATCTAATTCTGGCATCCCGTGTTCATCTTCGTGACCACATTCGCACGGATCACAAGCACATGATGGGCAATATTCTGGTTCCGCATCATGTTGATGATCATCCCCGCCTTCTAATCCCATATGTTGTAGTAGTTCTTTAATACGGCCAACATCATCACCTGTTACTGTGATAACTAATTCTTCGCCGCCGCCCATGTTTTCGCTAACTTGTTTTTTAACATCAATTGACTCATTTATCATTGACTCAACATCACGATTAAAGCTGTCATAAATTCCTTTTCCAAAACCCATACCGCCTGAAGATTTAGATTTTGCTGATGTTGTAGCAACCGATCCCGCAACAGTATTTTCATCTACTTCTTTTTTGGATTTTTTCTTTTCATCATATTCGATATCTTTGGCTACTTTCTTTCCAGCACGTTCTGCTTTAGCATCTTCACTATCACGTTTTTTGCCATGTATGCCATCTTTTTTCTTTTCATCGTACTCGATATCTTTAGTTACTTTCTTACCGGCACGTTCTGCTTTATTGTCACGTTTTGGGGTCGCTTCTTCTTCAGTTTTTTTATGTTTCATTGCGTTGCTTAACTGTTTTGTACCTTTGTCAGCTTTGTTAAATTCTTTGGCAACATTCTGAGCAATGCCTACTTTTTTAGCAAATTTAGGGTTATGAGCTGCCGCTGCCATAGTACGTGCTTGTTTTTCGCTAGTACTTTTTTCTGTTATTTCAACACCTTCTTCGCCAGTCTCTTGCTCAACATCACGCTCATGTTGTGTTTTCATATATTCAGAAACAGCAGTTACCATTCCTTTAGCCTGTGCTAACTTATCTTGTACCCATTCTGGAACATTTTCACTGTTACGAACAATCTTTTCAAGATCGCCTGCCTCACGACGAATAGTATGTAAATTATCTTTTACCATGTCGCCTTCTTGATCATATTCACCACGGTCTACCATATCATCAGCACCTTCGTCGGCTTTTTCTTTATTTTTCCATGCTCCTTTGGTAAAACGATGCGGAGCTTTTTCCTTTTTTGGACGACCACGAGTTTTACCACCTTTACTCGCAGGAGCATCTATATCATCTTTGTCATCTTCTGGCTCATCTTCGTGCTTACGAGTATATACAGTGCCTGTACTGATTTTCTTTTTGTCAAAGTTACTGTGTTTTTCATGTTGACGATCTTTCATCCACGCATCTAAATCAGCAAAGCCTTCGTCAACGTCGCTTGTGTCAGTATAAGTTTTATTGCCCATTTTAAATTTGCCACCTTTTGGTGTATGTCTTAACTTATCAGTGAAAGCGTTTCCTTCATCTGTCATTACATCATCTTCCCATACTCCACACTCATCAAGGCCGCAAGCCTTCATAAATTTATTGTGATCAAATCTTGGGTTAGCAGTTTTAAATATGGCAGCGTGATGTTTGGCTAGTTCCATACGCTTATCAATATCTTCAATATGTTTAAGCAATTCGGCTGTATGCTGAAAATGCTGACGTGTTACTGCTTCGTCAATTTCACCTTCAGCACGTTTCTGTGCGTCAATTAACCATCCTGGTTTACCATGTGGACCATTTGGACTCGATTCAAACTCCATACCGTTATACGCATCGGCAGCTCCGTCTGGCCCATTATAAGGCATAGATTGAGCTTTGGCTTGCAAATACTCCATCATTTCTGCTTCATCCATTGGCTCAGGTTCACCTTTAAAAAATGCTTTTAATCCTTTGCCTACGTTTGCTAAAGGATTATTACCAACTGGTTTTCCTGCTTGTTGAATTTTTTTAGGAATGTTTGTTCCTCTCATAACGTCTGTCATTTTTGCTGGAGACTTCATTCCTTTTTTAATATTAACGTATTCTCCTGGTGTACTTTCAAATGTACTAATTCCATCTTCTAATGTCATAGGAATAGCTTCATTTGTTTTACCTTTAGGCCATCCGCTTTTAGCACGAATAGCAAAGTTTAATTCTTGTTGTTTTGTATATTCTGGACTACCTTTTTTGTGTGATCCTGATTTGTGTAAGTGAGCTAATTGTTTTTCTAAGTCTGCTTTAGATTTACCTTTGAACATGCCTTTTTTAGCCGGATTTAAATGTACAGGTTTATCAAATTTTTCTTCGAGGCTTCCTGAACCACTAAAATTCATGCCTCCTGTGCCATCTTCTTTGACTTTTTCTAAGCCTTTTTCTCTTTTAGCAGCAGACTTGGCAGCCATTTCTTTATCTTTAGCACTAGCACCAGGATTATTTTTATTGCGATTGTGAATACTAACTTCTGCTTTTGCTTTTTTAGCATAACTGTCTTTAGTAGCATCACTAATTTCATTTACTTGACCTTCCATTAGCGATTTTAAATCTTGAGCAAGAGCAGTTTCAAGAGTTTTAACAACAGCAGATTTAGTCTTATCTACAGACTCAGCTATCTGTTTTGTTTCTGTGCCAATGCTTGCAAGGCGTTTGTTTAGATCATAAAATGGGTTCATTGCTATTATCCTATGTAATATGTTTTATTTATACTATTTTAAACTTTTTCCTATGGAATATAGGGTGGTGTTTAATGCCTTTGCTGCGGCGAACTTTGACGCATACTCTACTCCATTTATAGTGATGGTATTATCTTCGCAGTTATCTTTATGTCTTCTTCCTAAATTTGATACATTGGTTTCTTGTTTGCATTTTATACAGCATACTCCTATCTGTGTTGATAGTAGCCCCTGTTCAGCGGCTCTTTTCTGTATAGCTCCGCCCCAAAATGGATTAGATGGTCCTTGTGCGGGCAGAGTTCCTTCCTTACCTCGTTTCAACGATGATTTGCGTTGTATTTCTCCGCTTAGTAAATGGTGTTTACCATCTGCTACTAATTGTCTTTGTATTGCTCCGCCAAGTAAATGATGCTTACCTTCTGCTACTAATTGTTGCTGATGCTTGCCTATTATCTCTGATATTTCTTCTGGAGACTTATCCATTCGTTGAGTAGCCATCATATAACAAGCACCATAATCACCTTGCGCATAGTGTAAGTTATAATGCTCTTCAAGCGTTACCGCGATTAAATTTAACGGGTCATTATTAGTATGATTGCCATCTTTATGATGTATCTCATAGCTTCTACCATTGGGTTCTTTAGGAATTGGACCGTAATGTTTTTCGTAAATTTTACGATAATTGATTCGGCGATAAGTATTGTTCAAGCTGGTGCTCCTTTCAAGCATTAGTGCCCCTGGATGTTTCCGCATCGCGAGGGGCTTTTATTTTTTACTGATAATTACCGCTTTGAGCACCCGTCGCTGGACGAGCTGGTCTTTTTTCTGCGTGTGTCATTGGGCTATCTTTACCCATTGGCAGATCATTTGTTGTTTTTGCTTTAGCAGGACTGCCACCAGCAATTTCAAATCTACTACGATAAGCATTTTTTAGTACGCCATGTTCAAATGGATCAGCACTATAATCATCACTTAGCTCTTTTTGTTTTTTATCAGGATCTGGGTAATCAGTATCAGCTAACAATGATTCAGGTTGCTCTTCTACTTTTGCTTGTTCTTCATCAACGCTGTTGTCATATACTGATGTCTGCATTAAAATTTTGTTGGGATCAAGACCTATAATTTGAGCTATCTGCTTAATTTGTGGTTCTATTGCTGGATATCTAAATACAACATCAAAACTGTTAACTTTATCATTCTCAACTGAGGGGAAATCTGCTGGTTTAGCTTGAATAGGAGTTGTTTTGATACTGCTAATTTCAAGTGGATCAAACTGTTCCAACTTTGATTTAAGTTCATTGTAAAATCCTGAAGGTAAATCGCCAACCACTTTAATTCTATAGTTGTAAGTTCTTTCAGATTCAATAAGATAGTCTCTAAATTTCTTTGTCATAATTATTCCTTGGTATTATATTTATGTTTAATTGTCTTTTTGACTTCTGGGCCCAATAATACGTTCCAGTAGATCATTGCGGGACAGCAGTTGACCTTGCGCTGTTGGTATATTTTTTAAGTCTCCGCCTTTGGCCGCATCTTGATCTAATTTTAATTTCTTTAATTGTAAATCAATCATTTTTAATTTTTTGTTTAACTTAGTAGTTTTGGCAGTAAGTGCGTGTCCTAACATAGTACCAGCTACGGCAAACAATTCAGCACTGTATCTACTGTCAACATTCATACCAAGATCACTTAGGTCTTGATAACTTTGTTTGGCTAAGTCTGCTAATTCATCTAATTCTTGATCACTAGCAGCCAAATCTCTAATGCCAGGTAGGGCGGCGTCAATTTTATCTATGGTGTCGTCTATTTGTACAATAGCAGTATGCGTTTCTTCAGTGGTGAGGCTGTCACTTACTGGTTCTTCCAGTTTGTCAAATCCGAATAAGGCTTCCAATTTTTTAGTCATACTGTATTTACAGTATTTCTATTTGGTTAACGCTTTTTGCCGCCTTGGCTGAATATTTGATCTTCGTTTATAACTCTAAAAACTAGGCCATTATTTCTAGCCCAACGAGTTCCTGCGTCCCATTTGGCATAATTAATAGCTACAATAGCTTTGTCTCTATCTTTCATACCTGCTTCAATAATACTTTGGCTTCTTGGTTTAATTTCAATTAATTCAGCTTTGGTAGTATTGTTTGGCCCTCTATATGTAACTAAAAAATCAGGCACATACATTGTCATTTTACCAGTTAGCGGATGTCTATAAGGTATACTAATTGGTTCACTAGCCCATTGTAGTACATTATCATTGCTGTCAAGAAACATCATAAAAGTCATTTCCCAACCCGAACGATATCTAGGTTGTTTTTTTCCTACATATTTTGTTTTATTTTTTACTTGGTAAAGACCAGTTCTAAAATTAGCCATTATTGTCTTATATTATGTGCTACATAGTAATTAGGAGCTACTGGGATTTTTATACCTAATTGTGTAGTGGGGCTTTGTATGGCATTTAGATAATAAGTTAAATTATAAGTTATCTGTGCTCCGTTAAGACCTTGTAGTGATTGAAGCAAATTCATTATAGGTTGATTAGATAACGCAGCCACGCGAAATAATGAAACTGTAAAATTACCTGCTTGTGCTTTGTTATTGAATACTGACAGGAAATAACTGTGTACTGAATCAAATTCTTGAGCAGATACTGCCTGCTGATAACCATAAAATCTATCAAATATTTGAACTGTTTGATCAATGGAAGGATTATAAGAATTAATGTTGCCCATTTTAGAAATTGTCTTCTATATTATATCCACTTATAGGATTACTTTGTACTATACCGTTATTTACTACAGATTCATTATTTGAAGTAGGAGAAGCAATAGGAGCTTTACCAAATACAAATCCGTTGGGATTTGATCCAGAAGAACCAGGAACTCCGTTTAAATTTAGTTGACCAGCCGCCTGACTTGCTGTCTGCATAGCAAATCCAGCTATGCTACTTGTATCTCCAGATTGAATTGAATTATACATTGTAGTTGCAGCTTGTACTCCACCAAGTACCTGGGCCAGTGCTCCTGTACCCTTAGCGTATGCTTGTAAATCTTTAATACTTCCGCCTGTATCATTAATCATTCCACCTTGAGAAAATACAGAATTTCTTCCTTGATTAGTTGTAATAGATGAAGCTTCAGTGTCGTAGTGTGCTGGATCGGCAAATCCCTGTACAATACTAGAAGGTTGTTCAGCACCAATATTTCCAGTGTAATATTTTACAGCTTCGTACTCTATAGTAACATCGTTCTGCATAGTTCCACTTCCTTCTCTATAATCATAAGTGTCACTATTCCATTGTTGTATGATAGGATTAATTAAAGTCCACGCGGCAAATGTTTTTTGACTCATGCCATAAATTGTTATGTCTCTAAAGAACGCAGGTTTACCACCGGAGCCAACTGAAAACGCCACATTAGTACCGTCATTTGGACTTTCTCCTACAAAGCCCCAGTTTGCTGTTTGTATTGTTTGACTATAAATGTCATTGGCATTATAGTTAAATCCGTTGAAATATGTTGATATTTTTCCTAATGTACCTGAAGTAGTTGGTACACCTTGATATTGTTGTGTTGGATCAGCATAGTAATAGGTATAATAGTTATACCACATTGTGCGAATTACATCATCTTGATCATCATGGAATGTAATTTTACTTGGTTCGTAATGTATTTTGGTTTGAACTAGTCGTTTACGATTATATTGATTTAACGCTGTAGTATCAATTTTAAATTTTGGTAAATCAATACTTTTTACCATTAATCCTATTGTAGATACGGCACCTGACCCGTAAATAGCTTGGAGTTGTGGTATCTGCGCTGTGTTTATATTAAAGAAAACATGAAATAAAAACTTATATCGAGGTATAAGCCCATAACCGTTTGTTAAAAACGTTTTGGCGGCGTGAGTATAATCCTTTAATAATGGACTAGTAGCCGGCTTTAAAAAGCTATTGCCCTGCCCAAAATATGACATATAGTTTAGGCAGTAGTTACAGCACTAGTTGCCGTGCCTGCTGCGGTAGCGATATCACCAGTTGTACGTGTCACTGGTTGACCAACTCCGATAGTAGCTCCGGCAGCATTAACTTGTATAGCATTATCGAATGTTATCATTAATGTTATTTTAACTGCTTCACTTGTTCCGTAATCCATCTTGTTATAGTTTACATCTTTTAAGTAGCAGCCAAGTATTTGCCAATTTTCTAATACTACAGGTTCATTAGTTCCATTACCACCATCTAATACTTGGAATTCTGTAGTAAATTTATAATCAATACCTGAAGAAGCAGAACTTTGCTCTAGGAAATCTAATTGTTTCTGTAATTGTTCGCCAACTAATTGACTTACAGCACCAGTAGCATCGTCACGAAGTTCGCAACTGATATCATTCCATGTATACTTACCAGCTAATTTAATAGTACTATTGTATATAGGCAATTTAATTTCTTCAAACTGTACATGAGGACGATCAAATGTCATAACCTGTTTAGTTAATTCTGTTGTAGGTGTACTAGTTCCAAAGTTATTAAAAAATACTCTGTATCTATAAGTCAACTTAGGCATTAATAAGCCCTGTGTTGACGCACTTTGTCCGTTAGCACCTAAAGGAACGGTCATGTTAGTTAGTGATGATGTTGCCATGTTATAATCTCTCCAATGTACTATTATTTAGTTAATATTTTTGGCAAAATATTGCTATTTTGCCTTATTCCTTAAGCCGCTGCCTGTGCCGCAATAGCTCCAGTATTTTCTATACGCAATGGAATATAAATGAATTCAACTGCTTTAACTGGTTCAATTGCTATATCTACCCATAACTGATTTTGGTCAATAGTAGTTGGCGTATTATTTGATGTATCACACACTACCAAATAATCGTAGATACCGCGTTTAGACACTATATCAATTAGTAAACTTCTAATTGCGTTTCCAATTTCAGTTCTCGTAATTTGATCGTTTGGTTCAAACAAGTATTGTTTACCAATAGTTTCAAGTCTACGACGTATGAATGCTACCAAACGTGCTACGTTAATACGATCTAATGCTGTAGCAGTACCTTGTAGTGTCTTGTTACCAAAGTTAGTAATTCCAACACCTGGAATAAATGTGATTGGATTTACGTTATTTGAGTAAAGAACATCACGTAATGATTGTCCAACACTTAAAGTTTGGAAAGCACCAGTTATAGAATTTATATAACCAAGCAGTAATGCATTATCAACTAAACCGCGACGTGTACCTGCCGGAGCTAACCATGGATATGCTACTTCGTCACTGCGAATAATTGTACGAATCATCATATGACTTGGTGCTGTAACTACCAAGTTTCCAGACAAATCTGTAGTTTGGCAGCTAGGATAAAACGCTCCTGCGTAACTGTCACCTTCGGCTAAGTTGCCGTCTCCTGTTGGTAAACCTAAACCATTGTTATTAGTTGCCCAAGTAACTACTTCATCAGGAGTTAAACGTAAAGGAGTATCAACAATACTAAATGCTACATTGTTAATTTCATTGTTTAACTCTCTCATGTTGATAGCTAATTCTGGATAACTAGGAACTGCTATTAAATTGTATACATTTTGTTCTTCACGAATATTTGTATTTGTATCAATAGCTGTTCTTAATGCTTCAACAATAAGTTGTCTCTGTGACTGACGTCCCATATAAGGGCTACCATCTATACGTAGACCTGTGGCAGAATTCCAAGTATTTGTCTGTGTTTGAACACTCCAGTACGTTGGATTAGTATCTGGTTCCTCATTAGTGTTGTTTTGAATACAAGCATATACTAATCCACTGTA